ACAGTTGTCAGCCCAAATGCGGCCTATCAACGCATGGCTCAGTTCTGGGATTTGATAGCAGATTTGAAGGAAGGTACATATAAAATTAGATCAGAGCATAGAAAATATTTGCCTCAGTTAGAAAGAGAAGTAGACGACAGTTATGATCGCAGATTAGCTAGATCAACAGTAGTTCCATATCTCCAGAGAATTGAAAAGATGCTGTCAGGTATGTTGGTCAGAAAGCCATTAAGACTTGATGATGTATCTGACTTAGTTAGAGAGCAGTTGTTTGATGTTGATTTAGAGGGCAATGATCTGAATGTTTGGCTATATCAGACTGCAAGAACAGTTATTTCTTTCGGACATTGTGGTGTTTTGGTAGATGCACCAAAGGAAGGAGAGAAAGCAAGGCCATACTGGGTGACATACAAGCCATCAGATATTTTAGGCTGGAGGACTGAGATCATAGATGGTGCAAGAGAACTCACACAAGTACGTTTGTTGGAGAGGGTTGTTGAGCCAGATGGTAAGTATGGTGAGAAAAACATCACGCAAGTAAGAGTGTTAGAACGTGGCAGATATGAGATTCACAGGAAAAACGAAAAAAAGGGTGAATATATATTGTTTGAAGAGGGTGAAATGAGTTTGAAGGACAAAATACCCTTTGCTGTTGCCTATTCCAATAGAGTCGGATTCTATGAAAGCCGCAGTCCTCTGTATGACATTGCAGAGCTAAACCTAAAGCATTATCAGATTCAGTCTGATTTAGACAATATCTTGCATATCAGTTCTGTTCCATTGCTTGCAGTCTTTGGCTATCCAAACGCAGATGAGATAACCACAGGCCCCAGTGAGGCTTTAGCATTGCCACCAGATTCACGCATGGAATACATTAGCCCATCAGGAGATAGCTATGACAGCCAGTTCAAAAGGCTTGATGATATAAAAGAGCAGATCAATACTTTATCGTTGGCCGCAGTTCTTGGGCAGAAGTTAGTAGGAGAGACAGCAGAGGCCAAGAGGATAGATAGATCGCAGAATGACAGCACAATGATGGTTGTTGCCCAGCAAATGCAAGATTTGATTGATAACTGCTTGAAGTTTCATAGCGAATATCTTAATGAAACTAATGCTGGCAGCTGCTTTGTTAATAGAGATTTTGTTTCTGCAAGGCTAGAACCACAGGAGATTCAGTCGTTACTTGCATTGTTTACCTCTGGCACTATCAGTCAGGAGACATTATTGAACCAGCTATCAGCTGGAGAGATACTAGGTGATGACTTTGACGTAGAAGATGAAATCGAAACAACACAGAACGGAGGTCTTACAGAAAGGGAGGAACCAGCGGAGCCAGCAGATGCGGCAGCGGACACAGAGGAAGAATGATAAATGTCCACACCAGAGGTATTTTTTAGAGAGACTATTGACATAAATAGGTATGGAAACGCTGTTGCTGAAAAGTATGTTCGTACTTATAACGAAATTATCCTCAATGCAGCAAAAAAATTAAGGTCTATAGATGAAAAACAGGTTGCAGAGATAGCAGCTGGTGGGTCAAGAATTATTGCACCAGTTACCAGAAAAAGACTAAGAGCCATAATAAAACAATCAAGTGATAGCTTGAATACATGGTGGGCTAGATCAGCCTTAGATATGAAAAAGGAGTTGCAGGGGATAGCAGAGTTGCAAAGCGAATTTGTTGTTAATGAACTTAAAAAGGTTACAAAATCTGGAGGTGTACCCATAAACAGTGTTGCTATAAGCGAAAAATATGCAGACTCAGTGATAATGACTGACCCATCAGAGGTCAATATTTTTACCAGTAAACAATTTACAGAAGATAGTTTCAAAGAATTTGGCAGGGGTAAGTTTAGACTTACAGCTATGCAAGGAGCATCAATAACGCTTCCAAATGGGCAAACAGTACAGAAAGCATTTAGGGGTATAGCTGAGTCCTCAGCAGAGAAGTTAGATTTAGCAGTCAGGTCAGGAGTATTCTCTGGTGAGACACTACAGCAGATCAGTAGGAGATTAGTTGGCAGACTTACTTTTTCACAGAAAGGCAATGTCAAACAGATTGCTGCGGCTGGAGGAGAGTTAACAAAACTGGCGAATCATCAGATTCAGACTATCGTTAGAACATCTGTTAATCAGGTTACAAATCAGGCATCAATGGCTGTTTATGCAGCTAACAAAAAAGTTTCACCACGTTATGAATATGTTGCAACGCTGGATTCTAGAACAAGTGCTATATGTCAGCGACTTGATGGACAAAAATTTGACTACAATAATGGCCCAACACCACCGCAACACTTTAACTGTCGATCTACTGTTGTCCCTGTTGTGGACTTTGATGGTTTGCAGAAGAAATATCCTGATCTTGAAGAGCCATTACCAGCAGGGTTTAGCGAAATTTCAAGACGACCCAGCGAAACAGGTAGAGTCCCAGCAGATATAAAATATGGCAACTGGATCTTTGGTCAGAGGAAAGGAAAGTTCGGGGCTGGTGAATTACAGATCAAAACCTTTGGAAGTAAAGAAAAAGCTGAATTTTTTAATCGTTTGGCACAAAAAGAAGGGCCAGTAAAAGCTCTAAGGACATTTGTTAGGAATGATGGAAGCGTATTAACACTTGATGATCTTAAAAATAGGTATGGCACACCAGAAAGCATAATCTCTGGAACTGAGGCTGCTGGGGCTGGAACTGTGACAATAGTAGATCCAGAAAGGGCAAACCGATTAGCTGCCGCTGCAAGAGAAGCTGTAGAGAAAGCAGATGATACAGGCTATGTTCCAACTGGCGAATATGGAACAGATGATGTGGATAAGTATATAAATTCAATAAATGGCATGACAGTTGATAAGTTTGTTCAAAAAAGCCTTGATAATTTAGAAACAGTGGGTGGCAGGGTTGCAGCTAATACCAAGAAAATGCGTAAATTCATGGACAAAGCAAAAACTTTAAATCATTTCAATATGAATACAGAACGAAATCAGTGGACTCGATCAATGACAGAAAAAATACCTTTGAAAGCTTACAGAGAGCAAATGCAATCAACAACAAAAGCTTTTGAAAAATTCCCAAATACCTCTGACAATAGGAACAATGAGCTTTGGTATAAAGGTATCAAAGGGGCAGTAGATAGTGGCAATAAAAGTCGTATTCATTCAAGAATGTATGATGTCATGCAGCCTTGTCCTTTTGGGACGGCTGGATATACAGCAACACCTAGCTCAATAATAAATACAGAAATTTTCAACTATTCAAGGCCGTTAGGCAAAAGCAATGTCAAAAATTTTGTTGAGGCATCAAAAAAAGCAGTTAAAGATTACACAGGCACAATGGGTGACTTAATATCAAAAGATCATCAATGGCTTGCAACAATGATCCATGAAACAGGTCATCAGGTACATTTTAAAGGGACTGGAGCTGCACCTTTGGGGGTCAAGTTCAAAAAATTAGGAGGTAAATCATCAATAACTATTTACAGTGAAAAAGATAAATTTGAATTATTTGCTGAATCTTTCGCAGCCTATGTAACATCACCAGACGAATTGTTAGAACAAGCTCCCCGACTCTATAATTGGGTCGAGGAAACTCTAGACGCAGCCCTTGATTACTTATGACCATCAGAGAAATTGTACAAATGACAAACGATTTTCCAGAAGATCGCACTGTCCCAGCCAAACTAAAAAAAGAAATCGACAAAGCTACAGGCAAAGATAAGGTTTTCTTACAACGATTAGTTGAAGGACTGTTTGTTACAGCAAGAAGTCCAGAAGATATTGCAGCAATTAGGAAGGTGTTTTAATGCCACTCAAGAAAGGTAAGTCACAGAAAGCTATCAGTGCCAACATAAGGCTCCTTATGAAAGAAGGCCGCACATTAAAACAAGCACAGGCCATAGCTTTATCTACTGCTAAAAAACGTAAAAAGAAGTAAGATAAAATCAGCTGCTTTTATTATCATGCCAAGAGGTGCTGGATATGGCTCAATGAAGCCAAAAGGAATAAAGAAAAAAACAAAAAAAGTTAAGAAAAAGTGAGAAAGTTCCGCAAAGTAGCGAAAGATAAAAAGACTGGCGTTGCTAAGAAATATCTTAGTGGGGCTAAGAATAAGAGTGCAAAGGCATCTGAAATCAAACGCACTGCGGAGGCTTACAAAAGAGGAGAGTTTATTGATATAAAAGCAGTATCCAAATCACGCACAAAACAAGATGGCTCCAAAAAGAAAACCACTGTCCGCAGCCGTAGAAAAAAGTCTAAGAGCTAAGGCAGACAAATCAAGATTTACATATCGTCAGCTTGCAGCCGTTTATAGGCGTGGGCAAGGTGCTTATCTGTCTAGCGGTTCACGCAATGTTTCTATGGGTGCATGGGCTATGGGCAGAGTCAATAGTTTTATCTCTGGAAAGGGTGGGGCAAGAAAAGCAGATGCTGATTTGTTGAGGAAAAAGAAGTGAGACTGACTACCAGACAGAAGAATACACTTGCAAAGCACCAGAAAGCTCATGGCCACACAAAGGCTCACATGGAATATATGAAACGTAAGATGAGAGAAGGGGTATCATTTACTGAAGCACACAATATGGCAATGAAGAGGAAAGGCAAATGAGTGATCCTAGACTCAAAAGATTTGGATTAGCTGGTTTTAACAAACCAAAAAGAACCCCATCACACCCAACAAAGAGTCACGTTGTTTTGGCAAAAGAAGGCGATAAGGTAAAGCTCATCAGGTTTGGTATGCAGGGAGCAAAGAATAAACCGCCAAGAAAAGGCGAATCAGACGCAGATAAGGCAAAACGCAAGAGTTTTAAGGCTAGACACGCTAAAAATATTGCCAAAGGTAAAAT